TTTGGAATCTTGTTGAGTTAGATGCAGTTAATGATTGTAAAGTTGTGAACTTTGTATCAATACTTGCAGTATAACTTTGTAAAGTTGTGAATTTGGTATCAACGCTCGCAGTATATAATGCTAATGTAGCAGATTTAGTATTTTCTGACGCGCTGAATGAATTCAATGATTGTAAAATACCAACAACTTGTGCGGAACTTGTAACAACAGAGTCTCCACCTGCTAAAAGTATTTTTGATTCTGCATCTTTGGCGCCTGCTTTCCAATAATCTAAAGTTGAATCCCATAATAAAGAACCACTTAATGTATTTGGTGAAGTTGGGTCTTTAACCAATAAACCCCCATTTGCAGTTCCGGTACCATTTAATTCAAGTATATTATCACCAATTTGAACAGTCGTAGAATTAACAATGGTTTGTGTTCCTGTAACGGTTAAATTACCAGGAATAGTTACATCCCCACTAAAAATTACATTTGCACCACTTGCTGTAAATGCGCTTCTTAAAGAAGATGTATATAAATTTAAACTTGCAGTTGATTCTTGTAATCTTGCAACTTGAGCTGCCATCGAAGCAGTTAAAGTTTGGAGAGTAGAAAATTTAGTATCAACACTTGCAGTATATAATCTTAAAGTTTCCGATTTAGTATTTTCAGATGCACTAAATGCGTTTAAATTTGAAACACTAATATTAACACTTGCAGATGTAGATTCTAAATTATTTAATCTAATAGTTGCACTTCCTGTAAATGTATTTAATTGTGTTACCGAATTACCGATATCTCCACCACCACCTAAAGAGGCTTCAACCGAATCTAATCTACTATCAACGGATTGGGAGAAGGAATTGATATTACCAATTAAGTTTAGTTTTGTATTGGTATCGGTTCCTAAAATATATAAAGAACCACTTGTACTATCGTAAAATGGAACACCCGATACAAGTCCATTGTATGTTGAGTTTGCAAAATTTGCGGGTGCCGATGTTCCTACAAGTATTCTGTTTACAGCTTGTAATTGGCCGTCTGCTGCTGCAGCAAATACAATGGAACTACCATTGGATACCGATAAATTACTTGAACCGGTAGCTATTACGAGTTCACCTTTATTTATAGACGAGGTTACGGATGCTAATCCTTCCAACGAACCACGTCTGTGTTTAATTATTTGCGCCATATTTTTAGTTATTCTCCGTTAATTATACTTATTCAATCTATAAATATATTTTTTTTTTCTTTACCATTCACCTTGGTCAATAATATTTGATTGAGAGCTTCCACTTACATATGGGTCATTTGGTGGAACAGAGCCTGAAACTAAATATATTTGTCCAGGAACACTCACATCCATATCTCCATCTATACTTCCTGTTAAACTGGTTGCATCTACAATACTAACTGCACCACTAACAATCAAAGAATATCCATCTGCATTTTGTGTCGATATTGTTAGATTTTTAATAATAGTTCCATCTAATTGTGCAGAACTGGATATAACTCCATCCGGTAATACCGCACCAACATTATTTGTAATAATAGTAATAATTGATTGTGAAAATTGTGTTTGTATTGATTGTGATACAACTTCGTTTACCGAACTACTAAAATCCGTTCCTACCACTGCGGCCGCCTCGATTGCTGATGCGCTTTCTATTTGTTTTAATCTAATTAAGTTTGCCATATCCTATAAATATCGTTAAGATAGTTTTATATATCCGTAATTAATTGTTTGAGTTGTACCACTATTATTTGTTATACCAAACTTAAATCTATGAATTTTCCAAAAACATAAATATCATTTAAAGTAACATTATCAAAATCAATATATCTTTGATTTAAAGTTATTACAACATTATCACCTACATTTTCAACTTTAAAATCTCCAGGAATATGAAGTCCATAAACTAATATTTCAAAATTATTTTCAGATGGACCTTGTGTTCCATAATCCGTTTGTGCATTGTATACGATTAAAGTATTTTCAACATTATCAAAAGCATCTATATTTTTTTTAACATACATTACACTATGTTGCAAAATTTCTTGATGAAAGTTCGATATATTTGATTTATTATTTACTAATTTTATTTGATTTGGATTAGATTTTGTATAAGATTCAAATGATGATGTTGTTGGTAATTTTATATTCAATAGACTACCGGTCAAATCTATATTTAAATTAATATCATTTAGTGATCCAGATAAATTATTAAAATTTATTTGTTTCACTACTCTATTAATTTTTCTGGCATTTGAATTAAATTGTTTAAGCATATTGTTCTATATCTCCTTTAATTTCAACATAATCATCATCATCCAAACTATACTCAAAATTATCTTTAATAAATTTAACTAAAATTCCATCAGTTTTTTGTTCTACTAAAAAATCTCTATTACTTATTGCAAGAGTGTTTACATAAATTGATATCCTATCTTGAGAATTTCTGTATTCAATTTCTCTTAATAAAGAAACAAATCTCCACCCTTTGGCCTGAAAAATCCAATATGTAGAATCGTTTAAATCATATGGAGTCATTGGTGTATGACCAGGATTTCTACTGATTTTTTGAGTTATATCTAATATACTTCTTTTCATTAAACATCAATAAATTTTCCTGTTATGATAATTTCATCCGTATTTGTTACATTGAATCCTAAATTAATTGGATTAAATGTCAACATCAATGAAGATTGTGTCAATGTAACCGAAAAATGTGTTGATGGGTAATATCTTGTACTATTTATATATACCTTTATATCATATGTATCATCACTAATTCCAATTCCACCGGTTACATATGATGATAACGTTGGTGGTGTTTTTATACATTTTATATTAGAAAAAGTTATAGTATTATTTGTTGTAGGATTTTGCGCTTTACTATTGTTTATTGATAAAAAATCAATCAAATCTTTATTATCATAATAAGGTGATGGAGTTGTTAATAATCCTTCTAATCTACCATTACCACTTGTCAAATCAACTTCGGTTGCAACCACTAATCTTTTTACAGACATTGATTTTTTGGTAGTTAATTCTCCATCAAATTTTTCTGGCAATAAATAAGCTTTTACATTAAGAGAAAATTCAACTCTATTAATTCTTTCCGTTCCCTCACCAACCTCATTTATTACATTAAAATCGGAAACGGATGTTCTGAATTTAAATTTATCTTTATCTCCCCAATATGTTGATGTAAAATTAAGATGCTCAATTACTTCATTTAATTGTTCAGTATAAGAAGTCCAACACATACAATCATAATTTACTTCAACATAATCAGGCATTGTAATTCTATATACTTCTTTTTTTGGTTGAACACCACTACCCAATGCTGTAAATCTATCGTATCTATTATCTTTTGACCATTTTGTTATTGCCGGATAAGAAACATGTCTATTTAACATTGGCATTGTATCATCCTTTGCAATAGATGTTCTTCTAATCATTAATAATGGTAATTGTATTTTACCTTTATTATCTCTATAAACACCTTGTCTACGAGAACCATTCCATCTTTCCGAATTACCATATATTACAGGTATTTTTACTAAAGTTCCTTGCCCATCTTTTAATGTTGGTAAAACGGTATCTTCTAAATAAGACATCATTGCATAATCTATATCAAAAAGAGTGACACTTTGTTTAAGGTCATTTTTTGTAGATTTAATTTCTTTACCTCTATTGAAGTCCTGTCTTAGTGGATTTACTGACATCTTATAATTTAATTTATTCTTTCTTCAATATTAAGATTTGATTTAGATACCATAAATGTTGAACATATGATACTCCAGTTTCTCGCTTCCGATTCTGTACCAGGTAAACCTCCTACAAATTGAATTTCATTTGTATTATCAATTTCAAAATAAGAATCATTGAAATAAATAACATCACCAACTTCTGGATATGCGTTTCTTTCTCTACAATGTTCTCTATCAAAACGAAACTCAACATTTTGATTTGTATCCGGTCCAAATCCTTCATAATTTGGTGTTTCCGCTTCTTTATTTATTAACACATATAGTTCAACTCCTCTATGCCAAGTTTTGTTCATTGCTTCACCATAGATGTTAACTTTTGTTTCATTTAAATTTATTTTATATAAAACGCAAGTTTCTTCTATTACCTTTTCGACTAATTCTCTGGCAACATTTCTTAAAAATTGTATATCTCTACCTACTAAAAATTTTGGCATATTATCCTACATATAATTTTAAAGGAACTTTTCTTAACATTTCTTG